ATTGTTAAAAAAGCTACTAGGACTTAAATATTCTAATGAAGCTGCTGGGTTAGTATCTAAATGTATTTCTCTTATAGCTAGAAAATCACTAGGTAATGCCACAGTAGAATCTGATACTGTCATAGATGCAGTTGCTACCTTTAGCATTTGTCTGATACGCAAATCTCTTTTGAGGCGTACTTCTGCTAGTGTAATAAAGTCTGGGATTTGTGTTGTCAAATCGGTACGAGCCAAGTAATCAGCTACTACGGACTTTAGTTCTGTATAGGTTGTAAATGCCATTATACTATGCCTTCACGAGTGCGAAACACTCTGTTATCTGGGTCATTAAGGAATTTTTTAAATGCTTTTTGGTCTATCACTTGGAATCCACGAACAATTCCTCTTTTATTTAATTCATCAAAAACAGTAAGTGGAATACTTGCTATCTTATTGTCAAATAATTCATCACCCCAATGGGTACGTTTATCTGTGTATTTTCTTTGGTTGTTGTTATCTTCAATAATGTCTGTGACATCTTGTCTTGTTTCAATAATGACATTATCATCTATGTTGTGTCTGACATAACCTCTAATGGGTGTGTCATTAATTGCTTTATTAAGTTCTTTTCTTTTCATAAATAATTCCAAGTCATATTTATTTTTCTGTTTATAACTGTTTGAGTGCAAACAAATTTGCCTGTATTTTTAACAAACTTGATTTAAACTGGCAAAAGCTATGATAAGTATACTTTACATCCGTTTTCATTCAAATCATTGATTTATATGAAAAAAGTGAAAACAATTTGCATGAAACTTTAATAAACTTAAAAAAAGAAAGCCCTCCGAAGAGGGCTATTCTTATATTACTACTCTGCCAAGTCAGCAATAATTGCATGAGCAGCTTCGTTCTTAACTTCTAATGTGTATTCTACTAAAAGTTGAGTTACGTCTGCATCACCAGATTTAGCCAATTCATTTGTTTGGAATGGGCGTAAATATGCAACTGCTGCCATTTCTGGGTCAAGAATAAATGCTACTTCACCACTATCACCAGAGTCTGCAGTCAAGAATCTGTTAGGAACAACAGATAATGTACCGAAGTCTGACAAGTAAACGTCAGCAGCACCAATAATTGTAGTTGGTTTGTTAGCTGGAGCCATGTATCTTTGAGCAGCAACACCAGCAAATGCTGAAATATTTACTTTTTGTGTTGGAGTTGTCATAAGAATAGTTGGGCTTCCGCCAGCAGTATAAGCTGCTTTAACAGCAGTCTTAACCATTGCTTCTGTGAAAGCTGCATCAGTTCCAGATACACGAGCTGTTGAGCCTAATGAACCAGCAGTACCTGAAGTACCACCTACATAACCAGTTGATAACCATGTTTGTAATCCACCTAAAACACGAGCTGTAGATGAGTTACCTGCTGATTTAACTGTATTGTTCAATAATGCTTTTTCCATGTCTCTCTTTAGTTCAGAAGAAACTTTAGCAAGTTGGTAAGCCTTTTCAGATTTACGACCTGCTTTGTTGATTGCTTCCATAGTGCCAGAAATCTTAATTGTCTTTTCAGAAATTTGAGTTCTGTTATTAACACGAGTTGTTGGAGTTACAGTAATGTCAGAAGCTGCCGCACCTTCAACTGCTGCGTTAGTTGCAGCTGCTGCTAGTGAGTCAATTTGCCATTCATGTAAAACTGCTGTTGCTTTTGTTTTTCCTACTGAACTCATAAATGGAGTTTCTGTAGGTGAGATATTGTAAATCACATCAGATAAGTCTTCTCTTTGACCTATCGCTGTAAACGTTTGATACGTTGCCATGATTTTTCCTTAAATTAAATTTTCAAATAAAGCTGCGGCATCTCGGACTCTGCCTGATTCTCGCAACTGTTGCGTTTGTTTTTTTATCGTTTCGCTGTTGTTTGGTTTAGCATTACCTGAACCTGCCTTCAGCATTTTTGGTGCTTCTGACACTTTCTTTGTAATTGCTGGCTTTGACTTCTGTAATTTGTCATACATCATAGCCTTGTGCAAAGTAACAACGTGCCTAGAATCATAGACGTTGGATAATTCCTCATCTGTGAAACCAAGCGTTTTGCCATAGTTGCGAATTTCCTTACGGACTGTTTCGCCTTTAGCAGGGTCTGAAAACTCTGGTAGGATTGCAGTTAGTTTTTGTGCTTCTTGGGCAACTCGTTGTTGCATGGCTTGAGCTTGTTCAGATTGTTGGATTTGTCCAATTCTGTACTGCTCGGCTCTTATAGCATTGAGTTGGTCTTTCTTTTCAGAAAGTTCCGCTACTTTAACAGCATATCCGATAGGGTCGTTTTCCTTTAGAGAACTCAAGTCCTCTTGTGGCGTCTGTGCAGTTATAAATTGCTCTATAGCTTGCAGACGTTGAGCATATGTATCTCTCGCATACTTGGCTTCCTCTATTGCTGCACGTTCAGCATCATTAGCCTTACGTTGTTCAGCAACTTCGGTAGTCTTTTTAGTGTAATCAGCACCAAGTTGATAACCTTTAACTAATTCATCAAGGGTAACTTCCTTTTCTTCGCCAGCAGCTTTTACCTTGTAGCGTGGTTGTTCCTCTTCTTCAGTTTCATCATCTTCTTGTTCTTCTTCAGTAACCTCTTCTTCTTGTGGCTCTGCTTCTTGAGCTTCTGCTTCTACTGGTTCTTGTTCTACACCTTCTGATTCCTCTTTAGAGTTCGCTGGTGTATCCATTAAACTTTCAAACGCATTGGCTGCTTGATTTACTGTAAGCGTGCCACTTCCATCTTCTGGAGTCATGGTTGTTTCACTCATTTTATTTCCTATGTTTCCTCTAGGGGAGGTTACCCACTTTAGAATAGTCTAAAATATGTTCCATCTCTTACTCTTAATATCGCTAGTTTTAGCAATGCCTTCAAGAGTAGTGATGAGTTCGTTTATACAAGCAATACGGTTGTATGCTTGCTCTCTAACTTCATGTTCTGTTTGGTTAGAGTTAATAATTGTTTGTAAATGGTTATCTGTTATTTCTTTTATAACAGCTTGGAAATGTTCGTCATTAAGTATAGTTATAATAGACGCTACTTTATTGGACATTCATATCGCCTTTTTGCATTTCTTTAAATTTATATAATGTTTCTATGATAAGTTTAGTTTGGTCACCACGAGTTTTTTCTGCATTGTTTTGTGCGTCTGCTTGTATTTTCATTTCTTGCATTTGTAGTTCAAGTTGTTTACGAGCATTGTCTAACTGCATTTGTTCTTTTTCTAATTCTAGTTTAGCCATCTCTGTTCTAGCTTTTAAATCAGCTTTCTCACGTTCTACTTGAGCCAAGATTTGCGTAGCCTCTACAGTTGGGTCAGTTTTAGGCTGATCTGCCTGTGCTAATTGTTGTGACTGTTCTGGAGTAATATCATTCATAAATGCAGTAGCATCTTTAAATCCTGCCATGTGGACAAACTTGGCTAATGTATCTCTATATTGTTTTATAGATACAAGTGGATTAGACAATCCATAGCCTTGAATGATTTGTTCTTGTTTAGCTAGAATCATTTGCATAGTAGCTAGTTGCTCTTGTCTTGAGCCAGTACCTAACCCTACATTAATACTTACGTTATAGTTTGTATCCCATTCTCTAGGGTCAAAAGATATGTATTCATTGTTAATTTTAAGCATACGAGCTTTATCTTGATACTTGCATAGTAACTGTAAGATACCTTTGAAAAGACTCTTAACACCTGTTTCTGCAAAAATACGAGCTATTAATTCTAGCTTACCATTACTGGCTGCACTCATAGTAGCAACTGCTGTAGCGGTAACATTCTGTAATACATCTGCACTTAACCCTTGTTGGCTATCACTAACACCTGTGCGTTTAGCTTGCACTTGGTCTAGGTATTCAAGCATAGGGAATGATTGTGCTGCATTAGATTGAACTGTCATAGGTACGATAGCATTAGGATTCTTAATACGAACCACACCGCCTGCTGTAGATGTTAGTAAATCATCTAAATTGACTTGTCCTTCTACTGCACCAATGCGATAGTTATTAGTTAAATACATATTGTCTAGCATTTGTCTAACGACTGTAGACTTAATAAGTTGTAAGTCTAAAGTTCTATCCGCTAGTGATTGACCATAAAACTTGTGTGGGATAGGAATAGGGCAAATAGAATGAAAAGGAATATAATCACACTCCATATCTTCTAGTATTTCGTTAGAAGCATACACAATACGTCTTAATTCAGCTATGCCATCTTCGTTGTAATCTACCTTAATGTAACACTCAAAGACCTCTACCATTTCCATAGCTTGGTCTTGTGTAGCATTGCTAATAGGTTGTTCACCACGACTAAAACGAGCAATCTTATCTGGAGTAAAGTTTAAAGTATCGCCTGTGTCTAAAGTATCTACTACGTCTTTATCAAAGCCCATAGCTACTAACTCGGAACGAGTCAATAAACGTCTGTGAGCTACAAAGGGTGATTCTTGTATGGTCTTTGCACGTTTAGATATTAAAAATTCTTCTGGCGGTACGTTTTCTACTAAAACCTTACCATTATTAACAGTCTTTTTAACTTTAACATTATGTGTTCTGTTGGTTTGCATCATAGGCATACCAGTCATAGGGTCTACTGCTGGCATCCCTGTCATAGGGTCTGTAACTTCTACAGCGTTTTCTATGGTTTCTTGACTTATTACCTCAAGTTCTTCATCTTGCATAAGCATAAGCAACTCATCATCTGATAAGTTCTCATACTTTTCTTTAGTTACGTCTTTCTTATCATCCCAATAGGCTTTAACTACACCTGTCTTTTGTAAGAGTGCGTCTTTAAACCAATTATGTAGGATAAGAAAGCCATCATTATCTTTATAGAATACCCAGTTGCAATATTCTGTAGCCTGCTCTGCAAGTTTCTCATCACCTTCATTAACAGGTTGAAACTCTACGACTGCATCACTAGAAGTAAATACACGAATGAGCTGTGGTAATGCACCGTCTACTACTTCGGCTACTTCGCCTGTAACAATCTGGCTCTTGCCCTCTACTTCGTTACCATAAGGCTCACGAAGATAGTATTCTAGTGCTGTAGTTCTTTCATCTGTGGTATCTGTTTCCAAGAAACCTAGCGAGTCATTGATTTCTGCTTCAATGATGCTTTTTAATTTGTTTGAATCAATCATTAAACTATCCAAGAGTTATTAATTTTTAAGGGTTGTCCCCAAGTAGAATCATTTTCGTCTAAACCTACAGCCAAGTATCTAAACGCATCACTAGCGTGTGAACACCAATCATGCAACGGTGTGTCAAAGAATACATTACGCTTCTCATCATAGTTACGTCTGTAATTGCGTAGTGCATCTAGTCCTTGCTTTACATTCTTATCAAACCAGCAACGAGGTAATAATCTGCGTACTGCTTGTATGCCATCTGCTATTGGTAACTTCTTGACTACTGTGATTTCTAGTCCTGCTTCTTCAAGCATTTCCTGTCTTGACTTACCTGTACCTAGTTCTCTTACTACCACATCATGAGGTAAAAGTTGAGTTGCATCACTCCATCCATTATCACGAAGCCAAGTAACATAAGTGTCTAATCCTTGTGAATGATTCTCGTAAAAGTCTACAAGTCTTATTTCTTTACCTACAACTTGTGCGACCCAAATAGCTGTTGAGTCAGATATACCCAAGTCCCATGCACAATAAGTTTTGCTTAATGCTTCTCTAGGAATAGTAGTAATCTGATTCTTTACTTCTAAATCATTTATGATTTGTCCGTAGTAAGAACCCTCTACTGCTGCGTTGAAACTACATTCAAATTCTTGCTGATACTTATCATCACCCATTTCATTTTTAGCTGATGCAAGTTCTGTAGCGTCTAATAAGTTTGTTTCACTAGCTTTAAATTCTAATAGTGACCATTGATCGTCACCTGTGTCTGCTCTATCTCGTAAGTCTTTAAAGTGATTATTGCCTTTAGGCGTACCAATAAACATGGCCCAGCCTAATCTATCTGCTAATGCTGGCCTTACTACTTCACTAAATATTGTAGGGTTAATATCACCAATTTCGTCAATCACTACACCATCTAAATAGATGCCTCGTAATGAGTCTGGGTTATCAGCACCATATAATGAGATGCGTCTACCCATGAAGTCTACTCGTAACTCTGCAATGTTTGCTATAGCGTTTAGCGGCCTAGTGTAGTTTAGTAAGTAGTCCCATGCTATACGTTTACATTGTGCGTAGGTCGGTGCTATATAAGCTAATCTTGGACTAGGTTTATCACACAGTAGTGCTGAATGTACCAGTTGATTTATGGCTGATACTGTCTTACCCATACGTCTATGAGCTACCACTACTGTGAACCTGTTGTCCTTCACCATCTGGTGAATCAACTTCTGTGGTTCTCTGGGCTGATACCCAGTATTTAGAACATTATTCAATGCCTGTTACAATCTTAATGATTACTGGTTCATCTGAATCGCCAGTAAGTTTGTTCTCTTGTAAAGCTTTACCATCTACTCTATCGCCTAATTCTTTAATAGCAGATACATCACCGCTAACAGCTTTCTCAATAAGTGCATCAGCAATAGCTCTAATCTTTTGACCATCTGCTTGCACCAATGCACGCTTCAGGGTTTCCGCCCATAACCTATTGTTTTTACTAGAAAAGTTATTGCCTTTGCTTGCTTCAGCAGCTTTCTCTCTAGCTAATGCTAATTGTTCTTCTTTTTCCATATCGTAACTCCATTGCTGGGTCATTACCTTTGTTGTTAAATGTTTACCACTTTACTTTATTGGCCCAGTAAGCTGCACTCATCTTACCTTTAGCTATGTTTTTAGAATGTCTTGCTTTAAAAGAAGCTGCTCTTGCTGTATTTGTTTTATCACCACTAACACCTTGCTGGCCAAATCTAATTAGTTTTTCTGTTGTGCCTTCTTTAGCCAATACTGCATGGCTTTTAGTAGGATGATTGGGAGTTCTTTTAGGTTTGTTAACCCCAGAGAATGTTTCCTTACCCTTCTTGATCATTTCTTTTTTAAGTCTTTATAATGTACAAGTTTTTTAGATGACGTAGCGTGTACCTTACCTGTGAATAAACCACTAGGCATTTTGTGAGTAAGACCTGTCCACTCTGTGCCATTAGGTAAGTAGTGTTTAACACCCTTCATTTTTTTGCCTTCTTAACAGGTTTGGCTGTCTTTGCTGCTTGTTTAAATGCCATAGCTGTTGGAGCACCAGCAGATCCTACCTTACGCATCTTTTCACCAGAGCCCATAGCAATACGTTTTTTCTTTGCTGCGATATTGGCATAAAGTCCAGTTTTAGTAGCCACTTTTCATGCCCTTCTTTGCAGGTTTAGTTACTTTTTTAACTGCTTTTTTAGTTTGTTTCTTTGCTGATTTTTTAGGCATTGGGTAATTGCCATTTAGTTCACTCATTGACATAATTATTCCTCTGTAGGTTCTTTGTTGCCATATTCAAATTTAGCCATCATTAGCATTTGCTTCTGT